GCTATAAGAGAGCTGCTACTACCGCCGCGCCCCCCGTTACCGAAATATCCGCCCGCACCGCCCCCACCGCCTACTGCTAAAGACGACCCAATTGTGCCGGAGGGCCCACCATTACCACCATTTCCGCCAAACACGGTCGTGCTTAACGCAGTGCCATCGCCACCAGCACCAGCGGACAAACTACCTCTGCCACCGCGCTCTGCGTAAAACAACGGGTTAGCAAAAGAAGAACGTCCCCCGTTTATCCCTGCACCGCCGTTTAGTCCGCCGCTACCACCCCCGCCAATACACAACACGTAGATCGACGTGACCCCTGCGGGAGCGGTCCAGTTATACACTCCTGGGGTTGTGTAGAGAACTTCAACGAGTGTAAATGCCGGGGTTCCGGTGGAACCAATGGTCACCTGACCGACCTGCCCAACGCCGACAAGCGCGTTGGGGGTCAGAACAGCATCGAAGTCACGGGCCCCGCCGATGGGGTTCCATCCCCACTGGGTGACCAGCATGCCTTCGCTGACGTTGCCGATAGCGTTGACGCCAGACTGATACCACGTGTTCGTGTCCGGGCGTGGGTTACGCAGTGCCTGCGGGTCTGAAATCGGGTAAAGGCCTAGCTGCAACTGCGGTTGATCCGGCGTCCAGCATTGCGGACATGCCTTGATCTGTGTCTCTTTCGTCTTGACGACAAGGTTTTTGAGCCGCTTCAGGTCAAAGCGAAAGCCACAGACGTCGCAAAATCCGAACGCCTTTCTTCCGTTTGCGAAGCGGTTAGACATGTCAAATCATCCGACCACGCGTCTTACCGCGTTGCGCAATACCATCACCGCGATGCTTGTTGGCCTTTACCGCTCCGCCTTTTTTGTATTTTGTAGAACTACGTTCATTTTCATTTTGAGGACTAAATTCTCTTGACAAAAGCTCAGCGCCCCCACGGCGCTGAGCGCGTGTAACTGCTTGATCTACTTTTTTGTCAAATTGTTCTCTTGTAATTGCTTTTTCTTGCTTCCGAAGCAACTCAAGTGGGTCTTGTTTGCCGCCCTCCACATACTTCCACGGATCACCTTGTGGTTCCCGCATCCTATCGGGCGGCATAGAAACTCTTGGCGCTACCTTATTTGGTGTTAGTGCTTTTTTTATTTTTTTGAGTGCCGCCGCACCAGCCGGAACCAGAAACTGTTCAGGGTAGACCCCCTCAATCGCATCACGTCCTGGCCGCATAAGCGCCGCTTGCCGCCGCGCTTCACGTTCGCGGTCCGACATCTCAAGAACACTGTCTTTTTTGCGGTACGGAGCAGGCATGACTGTCCTCAACTGATAAACATCTGACGCGGGACGAACCGCACTGCCGCCTTCTCGCGGTCTTCTGACGAAGCCCTGTCCCAATCCTCGTCATATTGTGCTTTCAGCACCGGCAGGCGCTCCATTGCGCCAGGGATCTTCAGTGCCAAGTAGTACGCCAGCCCGGAGACCAAGCACGGGAGGAAACGGAAGGGGATGTCCTGCGTGTAGCCGCCGCCTGCACCCGCATCTTGAATGCGCCGCAAGTACCAGTAGACGAACTGATAGACGCCCGTCTGATCCGGCGTAGGCCACACGACGATCTGGGGCGTCGGAGCTTGGCGGTTAATCCAGACCTGAATGGGCCGCGCCTGCTGGAGCTTGTTTGGGATGGACGAGTAGGTGCTGACGCTGATGCGCGTGATGGTCAGATCGACCTGCGTGCTGACGTTACCCGCACCGGTCCTGATGACGTGTTCGAGGAGATCGACAGTGGCGTCAGGCAGGTTGTAGGTGTTGGTGCCCTGTGTCAGGTTGATCGTGTCTTGGTTCACCGTCCAGAGGTTCACCCCCCGGTTGGCAAAATCCGCCAGCATCAAATTGAGCGACCTACGTGCTGTACGCAGGTCGTAGCCCGTGCGTAGCTCAGCACCACAGCGCTCGAAGGCTTCCTCGACCGCTTCGTTGAGGTCAAGGTTGAATGATGTGGTGCCGGAGGTAGTCACTTCTTGAACCCTTTCAGCGTCTGCGCCAGACGCGCACGCTGACCCATCTTACCGGGAGCCTTGGCTGCTGCGGCGAGTTTCTTGGCGGGGATCTTCTCGCCTTCCTTGACGCCAAGGGATTTGCGCAGGGAACCAGGGGCCTTTATGGCTCCTTTGATCCAATTCTTGGCCATCACCGGTACCTCGCTGTCTTCGACGCCACCTTGGGCGGCTGCTTCACAAACTGTTGGCCCTTGGCTTTACCTTGACGCTTGGCCTTGGTTGTTGCCGCGTACTCAGCAGGGGACAAAGCCTTGATTGCTGCCTCCGGGAGATACCGCTCCCCCGTCTTGGAGGAGGGCTTACCCGACTTGGTCCTCCACTTCTGGGTGGTCCAGTCCTTGAGGCTTTGTTGGGGGGCTTTCACTTGTACCCACCGCCGCGTTGTTTGTACTGCTTGGCAAGCAGTTGCGCTTTGCGGGCGCTCCACTGTCCTGCCTTGGTGCCCTGCGTTTCACGGGCTTTGATGCTCTCGAAGAGAGACTTGCGCATCCCGGGCTTGGTGTAGTTACCCGCCTCGTTGACGCGGCTCTCGCCGCCCTTGGCAAACGCCCTGGGTTTCGTCAGTTCGGGGCGGATACACCCCATGCCACGGGACACACGCATCAGACGTACCTTGCCTTCTTGCCGCGAGTTTCACACCCGCCGCCCTTGGTCATGCCGCCCTTCTTGAAGCCCGCCATGCGTTCATCAGCCCGATCAGCGGTGCGACTACGGAAACTGGGCTTCTCGGACGACGCCTTCGGCGTTTCAGAACGGTAGACCCCACCTTTGGTGCCCTCAACCTTGACTCGTGGTTTGGGCGGTGCAGGCTCCCGTGCACTGCGAAACACTCCGCCCGTCTTGGGCGGCTCGGGGTACAGCGAGGAAGGTTCCTTGCGTTCAGGAGCAGCTTTGGCCGCTGCGCGACGTTCCATTGCGCCCTTGACGGCTTCGCCTGCCTTCGATGCTGCACCCTTGGCAGCTTCGCCCGCCTTCGACGCTGCGCCCTTGACAGCTTCGCTCGCCTTCGACGCCATACCAGCGACCTTCGGAGCTGCTCGCATAGCCCCTCGAACAGCCAACGGCGCAGCAAGCGCACCCGACGTGGTCAGCAGTCCCATCTCCAACGGGCTCATCCGACGCTCAGTCGAAGCAGCCGGTGCCTTGGCACCCCCTGCGCCCTTGGGGATCTCTGCGCGCCCAGAAGACGTGTCCTTGTCACTGGCCGTCCTGCCTGCGGCCATACCGCGCCCTGAACCCGCAGCGGCTTTGGCACCGATTTCCCGGCCCTGCTCCTCAACAGTCTTGGTGCTGTAGGACTTGCCATTGAACGGGAAGGTCGTACGCCCTTCACGCTTGGCTTCGTTGAAAGCCTTTTGGAACGGAGTCATAGTAGCCATTTCACACCATCCTTCCCTTGGTATGGCCTTTGACAGCGCAGCCATCAGCGCGAGTCACGCCACCCTTGGCGTATTTCTTGGGGAACGGCCCTGCGGGCTCCGTCACCATCTGTGGCGTGGGATCACGCAACGGACGCCGCTTGGACGGCGGCACAGGGGGTTTCAGCTTGGGCTTCGGCTTGGACTCCCCTGCGGGCTCCGTCACCATCTGCGGCGTGAGATCTTTCATCATGCACTCCAGTTGGGTCAGCCCGGGTTGGGGCGGTTCTTGAGATTGTCGATCTTGGCCTCTAGCCTGTCAAAGCGTTCGAGCAACTCTTTCATGTCCTGACGGAACTCTGCACGGGTGAGATGATCCCGCGCCACCTCTTCCCGGGTCCGGTTGAGCAGGATACTGAGCCGGTCGAGTTCACGGAACTTTGCAGCCATGAAGAAGGCCACCACGCCCAGAAGGACAGTCAGAAGAGTGTTCCAAAGGAGAGTTGCGTCCATTTCAGCAGTTCCATGCTTTTCTTGCCTTGCGCAGCCGACTGTTCGGGTCCTTTGCCGCTTCGGGAAACATCTTAGCTTGCCCCGCAGACCGCGCACAGAATGACTTCCGTCGGGCTGCATCCTTCTCGGTCTTTGGGTTCGGCGCGGGTGGTTTCAGCCCCGGCTTGCCCGGATTGGCCGCGTTGTAGGACGCACGTCCTTTGGCGTTCAAACCCCCTTTGGGGTTCTTGCCTTCCTTACGCGTCCAAGCGGGTGTCTTAGCCATACATCACCGTGGCGGTGGTACCGGTACCCGTGGTGGCGTAGATACCGTTTTGGGCAAGAATGCCCTCGCCAGGAAGCAGCATGTACAACGAGCCTGCCGCCGCTGCGGGAGTGAACGTGAACAGCGTGGGGCCACCATTGCCGTCAGTGATCGTCAATGCGCCTGCACTGGCGGTGTACGTCATGGCAATGGCTTTGATCCGGGACCGTTGCGCTGTGATTGCCGCGCTCGCGGCTGCGCCAACTGAACCTGAACTGACGTCAGTCTGCATCATAGGGAACTCCGATAGGAGGACGCCCCCGAAGGGGCGTCAACGTCAGTTCTGGAAGGTGGTCGGGTTCTGCGAACCGTCCGGAGCACGCTGGACGTAGCTCACCGTGATGACAGCCCGCCCTGCACCCGCCGCCACACCAACCGCGTAGCGCACGAAAACCGACGTGTCTGCCGCAGTCGAGGTCTGCCAAGCAAGCTGCGTTGCAGCCGTGGTCGTACCCCGAAACCGCCCACCGCCCGTGGTGGCAACCGCCGCCATCAGTTCCGCGCCACCCGAAGTATTGCCCACCGACACCGTCGAAGTCGAAGACCCGCCCGGGACCACGACTTGATCGACCGTGATGTCCACAATCTGCGAACCCTGGGGCAGGATACCCAGCGGTAGATCCACGTTGCCCGCGCCTGCCGTGATAACGCCCGTGTCGAGCGACTGCGTCAGAACAGCAAGACCCGTGTTGCGGCCAGCGCCGTAACGCTGCGTGCCCGAGCGGATCGGGCCGGAGAAGGTCGAAAAGGACATGGTGGTTCCTCAATCTGCACCCGCCGTCCTTGAGGGAGGTCTGCCGAGTCAGTCGGCGGGCTGTGATGGTTCTCGGTGGCCCGTTCGGGCATAGCCCGAGTATGCT